CCTCGGTATTAAAAGATGGATCAGTAACCTCAGCAAAGCTGGATACTAATATAGCTATTTCAGGAAATTTAATAGTAGACACAAATACTTTATATGTAGATTCTACAAATAACCGAGTTGGGATAGGGACTGATAGTCCTGTAACTGCTTTAAATGTTAGAGGAGATTTACTTGTTGAAGATTCAACGGGAACAAGATTTGTTAGAATTGATGCGCCTGATGCAGGAAATAGTTTCGTTGGTAGAATTGGAACAACTTCGTCTCACGATTTAGTTTTAGTATCTGCTAACACCGAGCGAATGCGCATAACGAGTGGGGGCAACGTAGGAATAGGAGTTAGCCCTTCAACAGAATTGCACGTTAAAGGTTCTGCTGAAATATTTAGAATAGATGATTCTTCTAGTACTGGTAGCCCTTTTATGACCTTCTTTCAAAATGGCACAAGACGTTCGCTTATACAACATTTAGATAGTGGAGATTTGTTGTCTTTAGTTTCAGAGTACGGTGGTGTTAGGTTTATGACTGGTACTGGTGGAACTGAAGTAGAACGAATGCGTATTACAAGCGGAGGCGATATATCCTTCCGTGATACTTCAGCTAACGAAGCGTTTTACTGGGATGCTAGTACTGCGAGGCTTGGTATAGGGACTGGTTCAAGTCCTAGTGCAGGGATTCACGTCAAAAGCGGAAGCATAACTACTCCTTCTGACTATTCAAGTTTTTTGTCAAACGCAACTGCTAAAATAGTATCAAATCATTCAAGTGAATATGGCATTTCTATTGGTTATGCTAATGCCACAACTGACACTATTGGAATACAGTCTGGGAATACAGCAGCGTCAAGACCCTTAAGTTTACAGCCTTATGGAGGCAGCGTTGGAATAGGGACTGATAGTCCTGCTGTTAAATTAGCAGTTTATGACTCATCTACACCTAAAATACATTTGCAAAACGCATCAAGTGGTATTCTTAGCACAGATGGTTTGCAACTTGCATTAAGTGGAACTAATGGATATTTTTGGAATTATGAGAATGGAAATATCTTGTTTGGTACTAACGCTACAGAACGCCTTAGCATAACAAGTGCAGGTGCTATTCACTTATCACAAGGTTCGGGTAATGCTTTTGTAGGTACTAATGCAGGTAATTTAGGGACTTCTACAGGGACTAATAATAGTGCGTTTGGAGAAAGTGCTTTAACTAGTAACACTACGGGAGGCGCTAACACCGCTGTCGGCAGATTTTCTTTAAATGCTAATACTACAGGAGCAAGTAATACGGCTAACGGCTACGGTACTTTATATGCTAACACTACAGGAATACGTAATACGGCTAGCGGATACTCTGCTTTATTTAATAACACTACAGGGGGCTTTAACACAGCCACTGGTTATACGGCTTTATATAGTAACACTACAGCAAGCTATAACACAGCTAATGGCTACGCTGCTTTAAAAGACAATACTACAGGAACCTATAACACTGCTATTGGATTAAATTCTTTACAATTTAACACTACGGGGTATCAGAACACAGCTAATGGCTACGCTGCTTTAAGTGCTAACACTACAGGATACTATAACACAGCTTACGGAGCACCAGCTTTATTTAGTAACACTACAGGTGTAGAAAACACCGCTACTGGTTATGGGGCTTTAGGTTCTAACACCACAGGAAACTATAACACAGCTAATGGAGCATATGCTTTAAACGCTAATACCACAGCTTCTCAGAACACCGCTAACGGAAGACAGGCTTTATATCTTAACACTACAGGAGCTAATAACACAGCTTACGGCTCCCTTGCTTTATATAGTAACACTACAGGGACTCAAAACACAGCTAATGGAACGTATGCTTTATATTCTAATACCACAGCTTCTAACAACACCGCTAACGGATACTCTGCTTTATATTTTAACACTACAGGAACACGTAATACTGCTAGCGGCTACGCTGCTTTATATCAAAACACTGGGGGAAATTACAATACAGCTACTGGTTATACGGCTTTAGAAAATAACACTACAGGGGTTTCTAACACCGCTTACGGATACGCTGCTTTAAGTGCTAACACTACATCAAGTGACAGTGCTGGTATTGGATATGCTGCTTTACTAAACTCTACAGGAGGTCAAAATACTGCTATTGGAAATTATACTTTAAGTACCACTACGACAGGAGTTAACAACACTGGAGTAGGTTATAATGCTCAAGCATCCTCTGCTATTGCAAGTAATGAAGTTATACTTGGAAACAGCAGTGTCACTACTTTAATATGTAACACCCAAACAATAACTGCTTTGTCAGATATAAGAGACAAGAAAGATATTAAAGAATTACAGGGTGCGGAAGCATTTATAAAAGAATTAAAACCAGTATCTTTTGTTTGGAATCAAAGAGATGGCGGAAGGGTTGATATTGATGATAACGGATTTATTGCACAAGATTTAATTGAAGCACAAGAAAAATCAGGTCATAAAATACCTAACTTAGTTTTAGAAAATAACCCTGAAAAACTACAAGCAGCTTATGGAGCTATGCTCCCAACGATTGTTTCTGCTTTACAGTCTGCATTAAAAGAAATTGATTTATTGAAAACAGAAATAGAAACATTAAAAAATAAATAAAAATGGAAATTACAGAGCAAAACGTATCGGCACTTTATGATTCAGTTAATTTGATTAACGAATTACAGGCTATTGAATCCCCTACAGAAGAACAAACGGAAACAATAGAGCGAAATACTAAACACCTTGAAGTAATGATGGGAAAAGAAGATTTTGTTGCTTTACTTACAGAGGCGCAGATAACAGAAATTAATCAACTAATAACAGAATAATGACTTATACTTGGAATAACAAAACAGTTGACACTTATCCTACACTAGAGGGCAACACAGATGTAATCTTCAACGTACACTGGAGACTTATAGGAGAAGATGAAGATGGAAACGTAGGCAGTTGTTACGGAACTCAATCTTTAGAAACCTCAGACCTTTCTAATTTTACAGCATTTGCTGATATCACAGAAGATGATATTAACGGATGGGTTGAGACAGCACTAGGAGAAGAAAAAGTTACTGGATTAAAAGCTAGTATAGACGCTCAAATTGCAGAGCAAGTAACACCTACAGTAGTAACGAAAACTATTGGAGAATAAAAATAATTAACTAACCTTTAAATTTAACTAAAATGGCAAAACAAGAAAAAAACACCATTACAATTGACGGAGTAGAACACAATTTCGAAGATTTAAACCAGGAGCAGCAAACCATAATAAATCATATTGCTGACCTAGAGAGAAAAATTAACGGATCTCAATTTAACTTACAACAACTAGAATTTGGAAAAGCTGCCTTTATAAAAGCATTAAAAGAAAGTATGGAAAATGAAGCTGGCGAAGTTGATGGCGTTGCTGAAGAGATCAAATCATAAATAATAAAATAACTATATTTGTATAAAATTTATAACTAATGGCGACTACAGGAGTATTCAACGGAACTAACCTAATATTGAAGATTGAGGACACAGCACTAGGACACACAACTAGCTGCTCATTATCCCTAAGTAATGACTTACCAGAGGCGACTACTAAAGACAGTAGCGGATTCCAGGAGGTTATTGCTGGAGTAATGTCTGGAGAACTTTCATTTGACGGATTAGTGGCTTATGATGACACTGCCAATGGTATAGAATTAGCTGACTACTTACTAGGTAGGACTCAACTTACTTGCGTTTTTGGAACAGAGGTAACTGGCGACGCTGTTTACACCGCTGAGGGATTCCTTAGCTCTGTAGAAATGAGCGCTGAAATGGAGTCACCAGTAAGCTACAGCGGATCTATCACATTGACAGGAGCGATCACTAAGTCTATCAACGCTTAATATAAAGCAACTACATTATGGCAAACAAAAGGAGAGGGTATTATACCACTAAACTGGGTGGGCGTCAACGAACGCTTCACTTTAGTATGAATTTCTGGGCTAACTTCACAGATATTATGGATGTGCCACTGGATAAAATAGGAGAGCTATTTTCTGGTGGCGTTTCTATTTCAGCTATTCGAGCTTTGGTTTACAGTGCTATTTTAGCATTTGACCAGGAGGAGGGTAATGAGATAGACTATAATGAATTTAAAGTAGGTTCCTGGCTTGAGGATATAAACCAGGAAGGGCTGGAAAAAATGATAGGCGCAATGATGGAATCACGTATTTTAGGGAATGACCTTAATATGGGAATTGATCGCCAGGCTAAAACTGTTTCCAATACTAAGGGAAAGCAGTAGCCGACTCCCTGACCTGGGATGACTTAGAGGATTATTATATTGGGCAAGTCGGCATAGATCCAGATAAGTTCTGGATTTACACCTGGAGAGAAAATCAACTACTAGGCGAATCCTATATGATAAAACAGAATCTGGAATGGGAGCGGATTAGATATTTGGCGACTATGTTACACAATGTAAATTGTCAAAAGCGCCAACATATGATTAAACCAGAGAAATTATTTCCATTGCCCCAGGATAAATTTAACAAGATTCAAAAACCTAAAGGCACAAAACAGGATTATGAGTCATTTAAAGAGAAAGCTATAGCAGCTGGCGTTAAATTCTAACGCCTTTTTTTTTAGTATTTTTGTACTATGCAAGATCAAAAATTAAGATTTCAAATTACAGGGGATGCAACAAAGCTGACTAAGGCGCTTAACACTGCATCTGGCAAACTACAATCATTCGGATCTAAGGTTTCCGCACTAGGCAGAAATTTATCAACTAAATTGACTTTGCCTCTAGCATTAGCTGGAGGAGCTGCAATTAAAATGGGACTTGACTTTGATAAGTCAATGACTAAGATTAAAACTTTAGTTGGTATCGCCTCGGATGAGGTTGATCAAATGGGAAAAGTAGCCATTGAGATGGCAAAAAATACTGGAGTAAGCGCCAAGGATGCGGCTGATGCCTTGTTTTTTATTACTTCAGCTGGTTTGCGTGGGGCTGATGCAATGGCTGTATTAGAACAGTCTCTAAAGGCTTCTGCAATAGGCTTAGGGGATACTAAAACAGTTGCTGATTTAGCGACCTCCGCTCTTAATGCCTATGGAGTAGAAAATCTTTCAGCTTCACAAGCTACCGATGTTTTAACCGCTGCAATTAGAGAGGGTAAATTAGAAGCAGACTCATTATCACAATCAATGGGCACTGTTTTACCAGTTGCCTCACAATTAGGAGTTAAATTTAGCGAGGTCGGTGCTACATTTGCAGCAATGTCCAGAACAGGGACAGACGCCTCAATGGCAGCAACTCAGATAAGAGGGGTACTTTTTGCATTATTAAAACCAACAAAACAAGCAAAAGACACTTTAAAGCAGTTTAATTTATCGGCTGAAGGATTAAGAGATCAATTAGGCAAAGAAGGTTTATTATCTACTTTAAAAACTTTAACTAATGCCTTTGGTGATAATGAAGAAGCCCAGGGGAAAGTATTTGCAAACACCAGGGCACTTTCTGGGGTTTTAGATTTAATGGGAAAAAACCTTGGATCTACTGAAGAGATTTTTGACAGAATGAATACTACTGCTGGAATTACAGCGGAGGCATTTGCTGAACTTGAAAAATCAGCATCTTTTAAATTAGAAAAATCTTTAAATGATCTTAGAGTTGCATTCACTGAAATTGGTTCTGTTTTATTAGAAACATTTACGCCAGTTATCCAGGAAATTTCTAGTGTACTGGTTAGTCTAAGCCAAAAGTTTCAATCATTAGATCCTGGAGTTAAAAAAGCTATTGTAATTTTTACCGCTTTAGTTGCTGCGCTAGGACCATTTTTAATGATTTTAGGAGCGATGTCATCTGGAATTGGTGTTTTGGTTGGTGCATTTGGATCGTTGACGTTGGCTTCTGCACCATTTTTAATAGCTATTGCAGCTGTAGTTGCTGCTTTGGGAGTAACTGTTGCCTATCAATCTCTAAAAAATTCTATTGAAAGCCTTAATGAAGAAATTCCAAAATTAAAAGACAATTTACTCAAAGCTGAAGAAGCATTTGATGGATCAACTACAGCAAGTCTAAAACTTTATGATGCTAAAAGAAAACTTTTAAAATCTGAATTAGATCTTTTAAAATTACAACAAGACAAAGAACAGGGTGCAATAGCAAAAATGCTGGGTATCGAGTCCGATGAGTATATTCGTTTGGGCAAAGAAATTGAAAGTACTGAGCAAAAAATAAAAAATTACGACTTAGCGATAAATGGTTTAGAAAATCAAGTTACATCAACAACTGAGGAGACAAAAGATTTAGGGAAATCATTAAAAGATCTCAAGGCTATAGGGTTAACTAATTTGCAATTAAAATGGGATTTAGAGAATGAGGCTAAACAATTTGCCCAGGATTTTGATGAGGCTATAGGTAACGAATTATCTGCAATGGATATGACTTTTGGCGATGTCTTTAATGAAAAAGTTTCAGAGGCATTTGATCCAGATTCAGTTCCAGTAATGGATGAGTTTGATACAGCTGAGATGGATTTGGAAAATATTTTAAATTCAGATGAGCATAAGGCTTTTTTAGATAAGATGAAAAATATGTCTGAAATTTCTCAAGCTGTAGGTGGTGAAGTTGCAAACGCTTTTAATCAAATGGGAATGTCTTTAGTTAATTCATTAGGATTAGCGGATGATGGTTTTCAGGGTTTTGTAAAGGGATTAATAGGTACAATTACTCAACTTATTGCTATGATGTTATCATCAGCTATAGCACAGTCTATTGCTGGTGCTACAGCCTCTGGAACTGCAACTGGTCCAGCTGCGGTAGTTACAACTCCAGCATTTATAGCGACAGCTATAGGAGGAGTACTGGGAGCGTTTGCGGCTATTCCAAAATTCGCCAATGGAGGTATCGTATCTGGTCCAACTATGGGACTTATGGGAGAATATCCAGGAGCTAAATCAAATCCAGAAGTAATCGCTCCACTAGATAAACTACAGGGAATGATGGGAGGCAAAAGTCAAAACGTAAACGTAGGCGGACAGTTCAAAATTAATGGACAGGATTTAGTTGTTGCACTGCAAAGAGCAGACAGAAATCGAAGCAGAATAAAATAAATAAATGGCATACGGAGCAAAATTCAGATTAGTATTTTCCGATGTAAAAGGGAATCTAAGGAGGGTCGAAATATTACAAAAAGATTACCAGGGTGATGTTTTTCCTTTAGTTGGGCAAGGCAATCCAGTGGTGATAAAATGGGATGGCGATGATGACTTTTATTCACCTATAATAGGCTCAAGCTGTGAGTTAAATTTATTTGAAACTGAGACAACTCAATACGATCAATTTTTTTTATCTGGAGAGCGTGAGTATAAAGTACGTGTTTCAACTGGATCAAATGAGGATAAAATATGGAATACAGAATCTGACCAGTGGGAGCAAGCTAATTATGAATGGGATGAGGAAAAAAGTTTTGAGATTTATTGGGAGGGCTGGCTTCAGGTTGATCAATATCAAGAAAGTTTGCAGCCATATCCAGTGCCAATAAAATTGGTTGCCTATGATGGCTTAGGGACTTTAGACGCTTTTGATGCGCCTTATTCTAATGCTCCAGATGGCGGATATGATGGGAATACTGATTCGATGTTTTTTTATCTGTATTATATTTTAAATAATTTACAGCTGGATTTTGATATTTATGTTTCAAATGCTATAAGAGAAAGTAACGGCAACGCTAATGAAACGCTTTATCACGACATTATTTTAAATGAATATGGCGTATTTGATGACTTAGATTTTAGAAATGCCAAAGATGTTTTAGAGTCTTTTTTAAGAGCTACAAATTCCAGGGTTTTCCAATCTCAGGGGCGCTGGTATATTATATCAAATAGTAATTTAATAGATGTAAATATTAATCAGCTTTTTAATTATGACATAGGGTTTTCTATTGAGGATCAACTAGCCACAACTGGAGAGGAGATAATCGAATACAAAGCTTTTGACCGCTTAGGGAATTATTTATTTACTACTACAGAAAACATACTGTTAAAAGCGCCAACCGATTTGAAGCCAGTCGGTGCTGATTTTTATAGAGAATATTTGCGCCCTTATCATAAAGTAAAATATGATGTCAAGCTGACAAATGACAAGATAATTAATCTAAATCCTCAGCTCCTATACGATGATCACGATTATACACTAGGACCAAACACCTCTATAAGTATTGATGAAAATTATGCGCTAGTAGGTAGTAAGTCAATAAAAACTACTATACACGCCAGGGAAAATATTGATTTTGATGAGACTTATGAAGTCATTTTAAATACAGTGACTACAGATGACAGTAAAAAATTAAAAGTTGGGTTTTCGTTTTTAGTTGAACCATATTATAATTTGATTAATTTTTCTGATGTTTTTGAATATGAGATAGCTGTTATTGTGTACGCTTACGATGCAAATAATGATTTGATTTATTACAACTGGAAAACAGATGAGTGGCAAACAGGAACTGGAGTTGGCGCTATTAATGAAAAAAACAGAACTAAACTGCCACAATTTAAAAAGGTAGGGACCTGGCAAAATGTAGAGCTGGAGTTAAATGCTTACGAGGAGGTTGAGGGTGATTTAGATGTTACCATAAACATACACTATCCAAGATTTACAGTTTATCCAACTGAGACTGGTTTGGGATTAATTAGCGCAACTTATTTTGATAAAATATTTATTTCAGAGGTTAATGACAACGCCAGTGAAATGATCGTTACAAATACACAAAACGTCAATAAAACCACTACCGCTGTTTACGATGTAAAAGATATATTTATTTCAAATTATTTAGGATCTAATGCCTCCCAAGGTGGCTATGATGGATATTTTTCACGCCCTAGAGATTTCACTATACAGGCGTTTGACTATCCTACAGTTGACAATATTGTATCACAGGAAATATTAAACGATTTTAGAGACTTTGTAAAGCGCTATGAGGGTACATTTCGAAATTTAATAAGCGAGCCAATACCAGTATCACTGCATAATAAAATATGGATTGATTTCGGTTCAGGAACTTTCAGAGAAGGCGCCAGCTGTTATATAGATTCTATGACTTATGATGTGAAGGCTAATGAATATGAGATATCTATGCACGTACCAAACCAAACCAATGACGTTGATTCTACATTTAGCGTAAAACTTACAAAATAACAGCACAAAGATTCCCTTTTGTTTGCTGATCCCCAGGATAGTTTCGACTTGAATGGGGATTTTTTTTAAAAATAATTCCGAAAATATTTGGAAATTCCCCAAATATTCGTAATTTAGCTGAATAAACAAACTAATATATAATATGAAAGCACCAGTATTACCTTTTCCTTTTTTTGACGACAGTAAAGATTGGGAGATAGAAAAAACATTTGTTGAGGAAACTAACAAAGGAGAAATTTACAATCATAAAAGAAATAAAAATAATGAATTAATAAGTTATAAATTTCATTTTCACGATGTGGAATGTGACCCTTACGATTGTCGGTGTAGTGTTGCTGGGATAGAAATAGACACACGAAAATACACGCATATTTTTTTAAATGAGGATTTATTGTATGATTTATTAGATGTCATACATAAATTTGAGAGTGAAATTTATAAAGAGGATAATAACCTTTTAAAATATAAACAAACAAATAGAAATTATGAGTGATAACCATCCATTATTTGAAAATGATTTTAAAGTAAAAAAAGAATTTTTTGAAATTAAAGAAAACACAAAAAATAATACAGTTAAAAATATTTATTCAAGTAAGCAAAATAAACATAATGTTATAAATCAATATAGTTTTTATTTTCACGATGTTGAATGTGATCCAATTGATTGTAATATAAGTGTTGATGGATTAAAAATTGATACAGATGATTATAAGCATATTTTACTAGATCAGTGTACTATATATCGGATGTATGAGCTATTACAGGAGTTTGAATCTGATTGGATTAATGGAGAAAAAAACATAAAAATATGAACAACTTAGAACTAGAATTTGTAAACGAGATAAAACGCTTAGGGCTTAAAAGGTTAGACGTGGCGGATCATTTAGGTTTTTCCTATGAAACGCTAAAGAGAAAACTCCAGGATCCTGGGCGGTTTACACTCAAAGAATTACAGAAATTAAAACAATTAAAATTAAATTTAAATCAATTAAAACTATGAAATCAATTAACATTAAGGGTAAAGAATATGTTCAGGTACACGAAAGAGTGAATTTTTTTCAATCTCAAAAAAAATATGAGAAGTGGGGAATTGAAACTATTAAAATCAAAGATGAGGTGTGTCAAATTAAAAAAGATCGCCTAATACAGTTTAGAGCTGTAATCTTTGATGAGAGTAAAATGATCAGAGCAACTGGTCACGCTGAGGAGTATATGGGCAGCAGCTTCATAAATAAAACATCATTTATAGAGAACTGTGAAACCTCAGCAATAGGTCGAGCATTAGGATTGTTGGGTATTGGCATAAATAGCTCAATAGATACAGCTGACACTATAAAAAATGCTATAGAAAATCAAGAGGAGGATAACAGACCTTGGCTCAAGGAAACAGAATTGCAACAAACTTTAAAAGGCACTAAAGGACAGGCGGAAAAAGTACTCGCTGCCTATAATATGAAAA